CGCAGTGGAAACAGGCGATTTCTTGTCTGGTCTGGTTGCCCAAGCAGCTGACGCCACAGCGTTCGCCGACAAAATCCGCAAGCTCATTGAGCTCGGGCTCTCAGAGAGAGCCTTGCGCCAGGTCCTTGATGCTGGTTTCGAAGCCGGCTCGGTCATCGCAGACAACATCATCGCAGGTGGCGCAACTGTAGTCCAGCAGGTCAATACTTTGGTCGACTCCGTGGCTCAGGTTGCAGACCATGTCGGCGAGTTTGGTGCACGCACCTTCTACCAAGCAGGCATCACCCAAGGCGAGTCACTGGTGGCCGGTATCCGTGCCGCATTGGACCAAGCACAAGCCGAGTTAAACGCTCGAATTGCAGCCCTCACCAGGTTTGAAGAAGGCCCGGCCACTTCAGGCGCTAGCGCAGGCGCACCGCCTACCGGAGGGTCACCAACTCAACTGCTTCCGAAGACACCAAAGCTCGATTTGTCCCGATTGACCCCCAAATCGGTGCAGAAAATCTCGGCTTTACCTTCCGCAGCAGCAAGGTCCTACACCGCCCTAGCCCAAGCGTTCGGAATTACGAAATTCGCTGAAGGCGGTATTGTTAACAAACCCATGATGGGCCTAGTCGGCGAAGCCGGACCAGAAGCCATCATCCCACTCAGCGGCCGCAACAGCGGACTGGGGAACACCTTCAACATCACCGTCAACGCAGGCATTGGAACAGACGGCGCAGCAGTCGGCCGTGTCATCGTAGACGCCATAAAGAAGTTCGAACGCACCAGCGGCCCAGTGTTTGCGAGTGCATAATGCCAGTTCCAAGCACAACCGTCGAAGTCGGGTTTGACCTCTCCGGCCTAGGTGGCCCGTTCTTTACCCTTGACGATTCAGTGCAAGGCGTACTCGATAACACCCAATTTACCCTCGGCGGCACGCTGTTCTATGACGTCACCGACCGAGTCCGCAACATCAGTGTGACCAGAGGCAAAAGCCGTGAGCTGGACCGTTTCACAGCAGGCCAGACCGTGGTCGAGTTCAACAACAACGACCGAGCCTTCGACCCCCTCTTTGCATCGTCACCGTTCTTCGGCCAAATCATCCCACGCCGCGATGTGCGTATCCAGGCCAACGGCTCAGCGGTGTTCTACGGCTATGTTGACGACTGGAACCTCAACTACTCAACCGACGGCCTTTCAACTTGCCGCATGGACGCCAGTGACGCCTTCACCATTTTGGCCCAACAGGCTCTCACCGGTGGCTCAGCCACCAGCCAGCTAACCGGCGCCAGGTTTAATGCTATCCTCGACCGCCCCGAAATCCAATGGCCAGCAACCCAGCGCGACATCGAAGTCGGACAGGAGACACTCCAAGCCGATTTTATCGAGCCAAACACCAATGTTTTGGAATACCTGCAACTGGTTAACAACTCCGAACCTGGCTCTTTCTTTGTCGGCGCCGAAGGTGACCTCACTTTCGTTGACCGCAGCGACGCCATATCCTCAACCGGTTTGCCGGTGTTCAGCGATGACGGCACAGGCATCCCGTTCGTAGAGCTGGGAGTCGTCTACGGCTCAGAACTGCTTTACAACCGCATCATCGTCTCGAGGCTCAACGGCGGCACCGCCATAGCTGACGACACAGACAGCCAAAACGCCTACGGCATCTCGGTTTTAGAAGTCGAAAACATACTAGTCGCGACGGACTCGGACGCTACTTCCTTGGCCTCGTACCTACTAGGTCAATACTCGGAGCCGGAGTACCGCTTCGAGACGCTCGGAGTGGCCTTGGAAGACCTCTCTGATGCCAACACGGCGACGGTGCTCGGTGTTGAACTTGGCGACGTCGTGCAGATTAAGTTTACCCCTAACGGTGTGGGGACTCAGATAGACAAGTACGCGAGGGTCATCGCCGTTGACCACTCAATCGTCACAGGCTCACATAGGCTTGTGTTCGGCTTCCAGACTCTTGACTACGCGTCATTTATACTTGACGACAGTGAGTTTGGTAAACTAGATACAGGAAGGTTAGGATTCTAATGGGCTCAGGATATAAAGCATTCACAGCTGGTGAGGTACTTACAGCCAGCGACGTGAACAACTACCTCATGGAGCAAAGCGTCATGGTATTTGGCGGCTCAGCTGCCCGTTCCAGCGCGATAGGTACAGCCAACTTTGAAGAGGGCATGGTCTCCTACCTCACTGACACAGATAAAGTCGAAGCCTACAACGGCACGAACTGGGTATCTGTTGCACCTACTTCGACCCAGGGCCTTACCCTGATTAATACGACTTCATTTAGTGGAGTATCCAGTCAATCAATCAATGATGTTTTTAGTGCAACTTATACAAATTATCAAGTATTAATAGAATTTAGACCAAGTGCAAACGCAGCAATAGATTTGCGTTTTAGAGTTGCAGGTGCAGATAATTCTACAAGTAATTACTCTAATGCTTTGTACAATTACACAAGTTCTGGTGGTGGTGGTGGACAGACTGCTGATAACGCTGTTTCTTATGCAAGAGTTGATGCTGGTTTTACAGGAACAGATGGTGTCACTTTTTTAACTATCTTTAATCCGTTTGCTACCCAAAAAACAAGTATCATTACAAGAACAGAAGGATTTGGAAGTTCTAATCCAATTTTAACAACTTCTTTTGGTGGCAATGTTTTTAATGCTACAACAAGTTTTACAGGATTCAGTTTGATAAGAAGTTCTGGGACATTTACTGGTTCGGTTTCCGTCTACGGCTTTAACATTTAGGAGGTAAAAATGGCAACTGAAAAGATTTTTATACAAATAGATAACGACAAGATTGAACTAACTGGTGCAGATAAAAATGATTTTATTGCAGACAGAGAAGAACGCGCTGTCCAATTTAGCCTACGCGAAGCCGAGTATGACGCTAAAAAACAGGCCCGTATCGACGCAATCACCAAGCTAGGCGAAGCCTCAGGACTCACCCCGGCCGAAATTGAAGCCATTTTAAACATCTAACTGCTACACTTGTCGGAAGCCCCTGCGCCTGACGCACGGAGCAACCAGATGAGGAAAAGCACTATAGCAGTAACTGCGCTTTTTACCTTCGCAATCACCACACCAGCTCTCGCCTTTACTGAGCCATTCCCTGGTTCATATCGTGAGACCCGCGACATCACCTGCCCTGCCCAGTACCCGGTTAAAACCGGCGAAGGCACCATGGGCGGCGGCTACATCACCACCTGCTGGACCAGCCAAGCTTGGTCGCTCCAAATGGCCGGCGGCGATGACTGGACCGCTTGGCTCAACGGCACCTATACACCGGCACCAACCCCAACCCCGACCGTGACCGTTACCCCGGCACCGGTGGTCGTTGAGAGAGTGGTCACCGTAGACGGTGGCACCCGTGAGGTCATCAAGGAAGTCCCTGCGGCCGCGCCAGAACTGAAGACCGTTAAACAAATCAAGGCCGAAATCAAACGCTTGAAGAAGCAGCTGAAATCGCTTGAGACTAGACTAAAGAGGTCCACGAAATCGAAGCCCCTCAACTAGAGGCGCCTTGGCATCCGACCGAGACCTTGATTGCTGCGCTCGCTGACAAATACAAAAAGGTAGGCTACGGCCGCCAGCTGATTTTCAACGATTCAAGCCTTATCCGGAGACTTAGCGTCCACTTACAGCACGCCACACCTAGAGACCTCGAAGTCGTTGTCATGCAACCTGCAAGCAACAACACCAGAGCGCTGTACTGTGGGCGCTTTGTCTCAATCTACCGCTCTCTTATCGAGCTGGAGATGCTACCTAACTACAACCCTGCGCTAAAACTGCCCAAAATCAGGAAACGTCGCACACAGCCGCGCCCGTTGACACATGCCGAGGCTTCTGTCCTCATAACCCAAGCGAACCTGCCCCAGCGCCACTGGTTCATGCTGTCTTGCTTCGCTGGTCTGCGTGCCGGTGAAATCTCACAGGTCCGAGGTGTGGACCTTGAGGAAAGCAACGACGGTCACATGCTTCGTGTCCCTTATGGCAAAGGCGGCACCGACCTGGTTGTCCCAGCCCACCCGATGATTGTTGAGATGATACAATCGTACAAAACACTTGACCGCCTCTGGCCGACCATGAAGGCGCATAGCCTCTCGGTCGCAGCCTGCAAAGAGATGCGCCGACTCGGAGTCAAAAAGAAACTCCACTCCGGCCGACATTACTTCGCCACAAGCGCCTACGCCGCTTCAAATGGCGACCTGCTAGCAGTATCCAAGTTAATGCGCCACGCAAGTGTCGCAACAACACAAATCTACGCCGAACTCGGGTCACAGGTAGCCCGTTCGCTAGTTAACAGCCTTCCACTACCTGATTTACCAAAGGAACAAAATGAGCCTCAAAACACTTAAAGACGTAGCCCTGCGTTCTTTCGCCCTATTCTTAGCGATGGCCCTCCCAGCTATCGGTGTAGGTGCATTCGCAGGGGTTGAACCCGTAAACAGCGCACTAATCGCCGGCGGTCTCGCCGTGTCCCGTGTAATCACCGACTTGGCAAAAGCCTTCCTCGATGACGGCAAGCTGACACAAGAAGAAGTCGACGCTATCTTCAAACGTGCTAACAAGAAAGACGAAGTGACCAAATAATGGCGCTCCCTATCGCTAACGGCAAAATCACCACAGCCTACAAGAAAAAGGGCAAAATGTGGTCCAAAGGGTATCACACCGGAGTCGACTTCGCAGTTCCTTCTGGCACCGACATCTTGGCAGTGGCCGACGGGAAGATTGCGCCAGCTAACTGGGGCAAGTCCTACGGCACCCAACTAGTACAGAAAATCGAAGGCCAAGACGTCTGGGTTATCTACGCCCACCTAAGCAAAGCACTGGTCAAACCAGGCGACACAGTCGTCAAAGGCCAACACATCGGTGAAAGCGGCAACACCGGGAACTCATCCGGACCTCACCTGCATTTCGAAGCAAGAGACAACGTGCGCTGGTCGGCCGGTAAGGACGTCGACCCACAAGCAATCCTCAGCGCTTAATTGCGCCGCAGAGCACCTGCGCTTCTGCTGCTTGTCCTCGCCTTCGGCACTTTAACATCACCATCATGGTCCGACACCACCGTCGACCTCACCCCGGAACAACCATATATCGATATCCCCGTCGAAGCCACCGCCCCAACCCAAATCACAATCAGCACCACCACCGGCACACCACAACAACCAGGTTTCATCGACAGCTGGGTTGAACTGTGGCAAAACGCCACCCGTATCGCATTCAATGATGACGGCGGGCACAGCGGCACCAACGTCCTAGCGTCATTTTTAACCCAACAAATCGAAGCCGGCCTCTACTTCGTCAGAGCCACATCTTTCGCGTGGGCAGCCAGCGGAGGCACCCAAACCCCAACCGGGTCCTACCTTTTAAACATCAGCGGCGTAGAAATCCCTACCCCAACACCCACGCCAACAGCATCAACTCAACCGACAGAGACAGCAACACCAGAACCCACAGCAACACCAGAACCGTCTGCAACCACTGAGCCTGAACCAACTCCAACCACGTCAGATACACCAACGCCTACCCCAACCCCAGAAGAAACTGCACAACCAACGCCAGAACCAAGCACACCCCAAACAGCAGAGCCCACTTCAGACAATCAAGAACAAACCACGCCACCCGCTCCGATAGATGAGCCTCCAACAGAGGCCACAGCAGCAGAGGAAACCACAGAACCAGACCCAGGTATATTGGAAGAAGAGCCACAGCCAGAAACAAGTCCAGAAGCCCTCCCAACCGATGAACCCAGTCTACCAGTTGAAGAACCAACCGAAGACCTTGTCGACACCGGCTACCTTCAAAGCGTAGACGTTGTCCTAGACGCAGTCGGCGCAGCAATCAGCGAAGCCGCCGCTGCCACAATAGAAGCCATCAGCGAAACCCTCACAGCCGTCGGCGAAACTGCCACTGCGGCCGCTGAGGCGTTCATGGCGATAGGCTCCGATATGACGGAGGAGCAAAGAGAGACCTCGCAGACAGTCGTAATCTCGGCTGTTGTAGTGACACAAATACAAGCATTAAGGCGCATCAAATGAAAAACTGGCTCACCAAGTACGTGGTGGGGTTGACATCAGACGTTTACACTTATGTCGGACTCCTCATCGCGTACTTCACTCTAGAAGGCTCAGCTAAAGTCGTCACCGGGTACATCATCCTCGGCGGCTTTGTAATCTGGCTGGTGTCTTTCCCACTTCGAGAAAGAGGCGACGATTAAGTGTACACTTTTAGCGATGTACGCCTGTATGGGCTTCCTGCTTGTCATCGTGCTCAACTCCTGACACGCCGTCCGCTTGAGAACTTGCCTGCGTGGTAAGATGGATGTCAACATGCTCATAGAAAACATCGAGAACACCTCAGTGATTCTCGGCTCAGCAGCCGTCATCATCGGCGTCCTAGCTGGTCTATTTAAATGGTTCGGCAATAAAATCAGCATGGTCATCGAGTACCAAATCAAACAAGACCTCAACGAAATCACAGCCAACACCAGGCAGCTAATACCTAACGGCGGCACCCACCTGGCAGACCAAATCACCAGGCTCGAAATCTCCCAAGCCAAAACATGCGCAGAGATTCAATCGGTCGCCAAAGCCTTCTCTGAACACCTAGCAGACCACCGGAGCAAATAATGGTGAGCCTGCGCGAAGCTTTAGAGACAGAGAAAGACAACGGCCCCTCAATTAGGCAATGCACAATCGGCACCTACATCAGAACCTTAGACCCAGACGACCGTGCAGCAATGGTCCAAGCACTGAATGACAAAACAATCAGCTCCGTGGCCATCGTGCGTGCAGTCAGCGCCACCGGCTCCAAACTCAGCGCCGAAGTCCTAGCTCGCCACAGACGCAGACTCTGCAAATGTGGAGAGGATGTGTGGCGTGTCTCTTAATGACGAACTCAACAAAGCCAAAAGCGAACAAGCCAACGGCTCAATCTACGTTCTCACCAATCCAGCTATGCCGGGCATTGTCAAGATTGGTTTTACCACCGGCGAAGTCGAAACACGCATGGCCGAACTGGACCGCACCTCGACTCCTGCTCCTTTTGTCTGCTATTACGCTGGTTTTGTGGAAAACGTGGCACTCCAAGAACAACGCATCCACGCAATCTTCGCAGACCGACGTATCAGACCACAACGCGAGTTCTTCACCGTTTCCCCTGAGCAAGCGAAAGCCGCAATCGAACTAGTCGCAATCCGCGACGTCACCCCCACCCTCCCAGAACCTGAAGACAATGTCAAACCTAACTGATATCACAGTCATCACCGCCACCATACCTGGCCGCGACCTACTGCTGCAGAGAGCCGTCAACTCGGTCAAAGCCCAGACCTTGCAACCGGACAGACACGCTATTATGTTAGACCAGCACAAAGCCGGCCATGCGGCGATTCTTGACCTGCTGCTCGCCGAGGTCACCACCAAATACGTGGCGATACTGGATGACGATGACGAGCTTCTACCCAACCACCTTGAACTTTGCTACAACAAAATCACCGAGACCGGTGCCGACCTGGTCTACCCAGGTTTCAAATACTCTTCAACCCACGACCAAGGGCACCTCGAATGCCACTTCGGTGTCGAATGGGACAACAACCACCCACACCAGACAGCTATCACCACGCTGGCCAAAACCGACACAATCCGAGAAGTCGGCGGTTTCTCAGTCGACTGGGACCCTGACAGTTTTAACGTGGACAGCACCGGCAACCGACTCGGATTTGACTACCTACTTATCCTCCGCCTCGTTGAAGCTGGCAAAATCATCAAACACGTACCTGAGCGGACCTGGATTTACCACATCGGACACCCGTCAACCCTCGGCATGCCAAGCCGCGCATGAGCGTCACCATCATCACCGCCCTCTACGGCGACGACTACGACCGTTACCTCGAAGGCTGGGAACAAGCTATCAAAGCCCTCAACCCCAAACCCGACGCTGTCCTTATCGGCACAGACCGCGGCCGCTACACCGAACTGCCCACCGTCATCGCAGCACCGACACAGCGCTGGCGCAGCCCTTTCTACTGGAACCTCTGCGCCCAACAAGCCACCACCGACTGGGTCTGGGTCCTCGACATCGACGACCGGTTTAAACCCGACGCCATGACAATCTTGAAAGACCGCGACTGCGACATCGTCCAAGTTGGCTACCAAGAACAAGACACCGGCACCGTGTACCTCCCACCTCACCTCACCAACGACGAAATCACCAGTCGCACAGACTGCTATTTCGTTTGCGGCTCACCAATCAGACGCGAATGGTTGCTCGCCAACCCCTACCCCGACACCGCATACACCGATTGGGCACAATGGCGCCAATCAGCCAGACGTGGAGCCCGGTTCGAGTTCGCAGACCGACCAGCTTACGACTACCGCAAAGACTTCGCCAACAGCATGTCAGGCTGGGCCGACATCGATTTCAGGAACAAAGAAGAGGCCCTCGCATTTTGACCCTCGACCAGTTCATCGCCACCTACTGCCTCGGCTCACCCAACCTAGACGGCACCGCCAACATCACCGGCTGGGGCTCAAACAGCCCGGCCCTTGACTACGTTGTCAACCAAACCAAACCCACAACCATCATCGAAGTGGGCTCCTGGGTCGGCGCCTCAGCAATCCACATGGCCACCGTCGCACAGAACCCAGACCTTCGCATCCTCTGCGTCGACACCTTCATCGGCAGCAACGCCGCCCTCTGGGAAGAACGCAAAACCACCGCCACCCTTGACATGCCCCAGCTAATCCAGTTCTATGTCAACATCACCAACCAGAACCTTAACGACCAAATCGCAGCCTTCCCCACCACATCATCGGCAGCGGCAGAGCTTCTCGCACAGAACGGCGTCCAAGCAGACATCTGCTACATCGACGCCGGCCACCGTGAACGCGACGTCTACGCCGACCTCCAAGACTATTGGCCACTGACCAAAAAAGTCCTAATCGGTGACGATTTCAGCCAGCGATGGCCCGGTGTTATCGCGGCCGCTGAGCGTTTCGCACATGAACAACACCTCGACCTGCAAGTCATGGACGAGAAGTTCATCCTCTGGCGCTAGTGTCGCGTTGCCCATGAAGCAATAACTGTGGTAGAATGACCTCATGACATTGGAAGAGTTTGCAAGCCGCGCCGACTGTCACCTATCGACCGCGAGCCGTTTACGTTCAGGCGAACGTTTGCCCAGCCTTTCTCTCTTGGCTCGGATTGGCCGCGAGTTTGAGCTCCCACTTAACGAGCTGATAATGAACTACGAGCGAGGACGTCCTGCGTTTGCCGAATACCTGCGCACCAATGTTTTTGACCAGCCGGCCTGATGCGTTACACTACCAGCGCAATGACCGAAATCTGGTCAGATGAAAACAGAACCCGCCTCTGGTGCGAAATCGAATGCCTAGTCCTCGAAGCCCAAGCAGCCCTCGGCGAAATCCCAGCCGCATGGGGACAGCAAGCCCGTAAAACACCACCACCGACACAGCGCCAAATCGCCGCCCTTGAACTTACCAGCAAACACGAAGTCATCGCCTTCCTCGACGCCTGGAACTTAGACCACGCCCACATCGGCATGACCTCCTCCGACCTGGTCGACACAGCCCTGCACTACCGCCTGATGCAAACCAGCCAGCACCTACTTGAAGCCTCAGCCGAATGGGTTCGCACCCTGGCCAAGTTCTCAGTCGAACACAAAGCCACCTACCGCGTCGGGCGCACCCACGGCCAAGACGCCACCGAAGACACCCTCGGGCACCGCTTCGCCGACTTCACCCTCATGGCAGCCAGAGCCCACAGGCGCCTGCACCAAGCCACACCAGACATCGCAACCTGCAAAATATCCGGCGCAACCGGCACCTACTCAGACATCTCACCAGAAGTCGAAGCCTACGTCGGGCGCAAACTGCACCTCACACCAGCCCAATCAGCCACCCAAATCATCGCCCGCGACAGCCTTGTCGCTTGGGCCTCAGCTGTCGCCAATCTGGTCGACATCATCGCAGCAGTCGCACTCGAAATCCGACTGATGTCACACTCAGCAATCGCTGAAACAACACCACCAAAAACCAAAGGGCAAAAAGGCTCCAGCGCTATGCCTCACAAAACCAACCCAATCCTGGCCGAGCAACTCACCGGCCTTGCCCGACTGACCCGTGCTTGCGTCGACCCGATAGCAGACGGTGTCTACCAATGGCACGAACGCGACCTCGCCCACTCGAGCGTCGAACGTATCGCTGTCCCTCAACTTTCGTCTATCGCGCATTACGCCCTACTCCGTGGCGTTTACCTGGTTGAGACACTCCAACCTAACCAGTTAGGAATGCGCGAGCGCCTCTTGGAGTCGCGTGGTCTTCTGGCGAGCCACCGACTCCTAGCTGCGTTGCAGAAGAACGGCACGGCACGCAAAGTCGCCCACGACATGGTCGAAGAAGTCTGCGCAGCGGTGCGAAGCGGCCGCAAACAAAGCCTGCTCCAAGCAATGAACGGCTCAGTCCTACCGGACACCTGGGCCGACGAAGCTATCCACCTGGACCCGCTCTGGGTGACCATGGAACTGCACACCACTTTCGGGCTTCCAACCCAAGACTGACCCTTGTGTATACGCTGTATATGCACGACACGCATACCCCCCTATTTGACAACTGGGCAAGCGATATGGTTTAATTGACTATGAGGCAACAAAGCCTTAAAAGCAAAGGGAGCCAGACAATGAAAGCCACAAAAGTACCTTCAAGCTACGACATCACCAGCGCAATCGACGAATACCAGGGCATGATTAGCCACAACGCTGCTCGCATCTCTGACCATTACCACCAAATGAGCGGCGCCTTGGAAAGCGGCGAAGTAGCACAAATCGATATCGCAGCCGACCTGGTCATGGCTATCGAGCAACGAGTTAACCGCATTAAGCACTACGCTTTGATGATTGAGACCTTGCGAAAGGACCTAGCATGAAGCACGCCCACAAAGACTTCACAATGCTAGACCTCGAAATCATCACCGACGCCTTAATCGGCCTACAAATGGAACTCAAAGACAACCCCCGGCTGCAACGCGACTACGCCGAACGCTGGGGCGTTGAAGACGCAGAACTGCGCGTCATCTCAGCACGACGCCTGCTCACCAAACTGATTGGAAGCCGATGAACCGCGAAGAGCAAATCCAAGCCTACATCGACCTGGGCTGGCACCTGCTGCCCGTCCAGGCCAAAGGCAAACGACCAGCCACCAAACTGGTCCCACACGGCCACCTCGACGCCACAAACGACGAAGCCACAATCTGGTCATGGTTCGAACACAACCCCGACCTAAACATCGGCATCGCCTGCGAAGCCTCCGGCCTGCTGGTCGTTGACTTCGACTTTGACAGCATGGACGAAGAAGCCGAGCTGCTCTACGGCCAAATGGACCTGTTGCACTACGACGACACCCTCAGCGTCCACACTGGCAAAGGCATCCACTACTATTTCGAAGCACCAATGGGCCTCACCCCACCAGGGAAGCTCGCTGACGGCATCGACATCAAATACAAGGGCTACGTCGTGGCACCGCCAAGCATCCACGCCAACGGCAAAGCCTACGAAATCGCCAAAGACACCGAACCTGCCTGGGTTGGCAGCCTCGGCTACGATTGGGTAAAACATGGGCTCCTGGTTTAGCACCCCGCTGAAGAACAACGCGAAGCATCTCTACCGCACTGACAAAGGCAGCTTCACGTTGGTGCGCAACTGGCAGGGCGTGTGGTCAATCGCCTACCAGACCGAAGGCGACGCACGTTGGAATCACATCGGCACAGCTATCAGCTTGGACGAGGCGAAGCGGATTGTCGCTGACGCTGACGCCACCGGGCAGTACTAGCCCCTCCGACGCTGGGCGGGTCCTTAAACCCTTTCGGGCTCGCCCAGTCCACCATTTTCGACACGCCACACCCATATCTACTTGACAATGAGGCAAGTAATATGATAAGATTGTCTTATGGACAAATCAGTTAAGTGCAATAAGTGCGGTGCCGAAGACCTATTCTGGCGCCAGAGCAAAAACGGCCAATGGTACCTATGCGAGCCAAGTCACGTGCAATTTGGTGACCGCGCCCACAAGCTAATACCTTTCGCCCACAAATGCCCAACTGCCCCAAGCGCCTACGCTAAGGCAGTGGCTAACGCTGAGCAGGTAGTCAGTGGTATTCGCAGCCTGCTTGCAAGCAGCGACCTAAGCAACGACCACTACCTTGCCTACACCGCCTGGCTAGCCCAAGCCGAGAAAGACCTAAATGAACTGGTAGGAGACAAATGAGCCACGACTGTTGCGAGCTGACCTACCACGCCCCAGAGGATGACGACTGCGACTGTTGCAGACTCCTCTGCGAAGGCACCTGGTGCATGCCATGCGGCGAAATCGCCACCCTCTGTCAGTGCAATGTGGTAGAATAGAGTTACCATGCTTGACATGCTAGTTAGTGTCCTGCTCATCGCCCCGCCACGCGACCCCGTGGGAGGCTTAACAACTGACCTCCACAGACTCGCCCAATGCGAGTCATCCCACAGAGCCACCGTCGTATCACGCACCGGCAAATACAGAGGCCTCTACCAATTCGACCTACCAACCTGGAAATCAGTCGGCGGCACCGGCGACCCAGCTAAAGCCTCACGCGCCGAACAAACCAAACGGGCCAAAATGCTCTACAAAAAACGCGGCTGGCAACCATGGCCACAGTGCAAAGTCAAGCTCAACCTACGCGACGAATGGAGGGACAAATGAGAGCACTCTACACCTGGGGGTTCATCATCTCCGGAGTCAGCTTCATCTTCTGCGCATACCTACTCGCAGACCAATGGCTAGATAGTCGTTTCAAGCGTTAAAACACGCCCACCACGCCGACCGAAAGCCACCTGCTTGCATCGCAGGCACACAGTATGTTTTAATTAGAAACCTAATGACAGACAAAACCCTGCGCCTTAAATCATTCACCGACCTACACCACTTCGACTGGCTCACCTGTAGCACATGTCGCCAACTGGTCTGGTGGGACGTTAAAGACCGCAAACCAATGCCAGAACAATGCCCAAGCTGCAACAACATCCTGCTGCCCCTAACGACCACGGAGACCAAATGAGCAAAATCGACTTCAACTTCCCACACAGCACCCGCACTGAAGAAAACCGAGCAGCCTACTATCGACTTGTGGCCAGCTGCGACGAGAACCCACTGCCGAAAGGCTACACACGCCTCGGCAAGCTCGGCGAAGTCGACTTCACCTCAGTAGCCCTCCCAGCCGGAGTCTGGGCCCTGGTATTGCGCACCACTGAACCGAAATGGAACAAGGTCGCATTTTACAACAACAAAGGCGACCTCCAAATGGACGTCCCAGAAGGGCTCACAAAATAATGCCATTTTACAAAGGACTCCTCGGCTCACTAGCCGCCGTCTTCGTATTCTCAGCAATCATCATCCTCATCGAAAGACTCAAAGGATGACCAAACAGATTTGGTGGGCGCTAGGGGCAGCTGCGTATTGCCTCCTAGGGTACATCTTTGTCGATTGGGCCGTCATATGACAGCATCTAAACGCAAAGGCACCGCGGCCGAAACTGCGCTCGTCAAATACCTGCGAGAGAAGGGCTTCGGACAGGCCGAACGTCGCGCTCTCGCAGGGAACCACGACAAAGGCGACATCGCCGGCGCCGGCAACCTAACCTGGGAAGTCAAAAACCAAGGCACCTACAAACTAGCCGAATGGCTCACAGAGTTGCAGATAGAGAAACAAAACAACGGCACCGACCACGGCGTCGTAATCGCAAAACCTAGAGGTGTCGGACTCGACAGCGTAGAACAATGGTACGCTATCCTTCCGGCCAAAGATTTCATCGAGCTTGCGAGAGACGCCGGCCACGGAGACGAAAGGACCACTGCGTGAGTCCATCAATACAAACCAAAAGCATATCGGGCAACCGCCACTACGTGCACCCAAAGACCAACGAGCAAGTCCCAAGCGTCACCACAATCCTGGGCGTCGTAAACAAACCAGCACTGCCACGCTGGGCTGCCAAAATGACCGCCGAATACGCCGTCAACAACAAAAACACCTGGGCCAACCTGGATGATAAAGCCGCCACCGAGCTGCTCAAAGGCTCACCATGGCGCTCAATGAACGACGCCGCCGAGAAAGGCACCAGCATCCACGCCATCGCCGAGAAACTCCTACGCGGCGAGCAAATCGACTTCATCCAACCAGGCACCGAACACGCCTGCCAATCAGTCGCCGAGTTTATCCAAGCCCTGCAACCAAAACCAGTCGCAATCGAAGCCACAGTCTGGTCACACAAATATAAATACGCAGGCACCCTCGACCTAATCGCCACCATAGACGACGAACTTTGGCTCATCGACTGGAAAAGCAGCAAAGGCGTCTACCCAGATTTCGCACTCCAACTCGCCGCCTACGCAATGGCAGACGAAATCATCTACCCAGACGGCACCTCAACACCGATGCCAGAAATCAACAACGCAGCAATCGCCCACGTCCCAAAACAAGAGAACTGGGCCTTCGTACCGTTAAACATAGGCGAGCCTGCACGCCAAGCATTCCTGCACGCACTAGGACTATTCGAATGGCAATCAATCCATGCGAATAACGCGGTCGGTGCCAACCTAAGCACCAGCCCAGCAACAGCAAAAACCAACTAACAAAGGACAAAGCACATGGCATCATGGAACTTCCTACAGCCCCAAGCATCAGGCACATTCTTCAAACCAGCTGAAGCAGACGGCCACCTAATCCTCATCTTGAGAGTCGACAGAATCGAAAAACGCTTCGACCAAATGAGAGGCGAAGAAATCGACCAAGCAACCGTCGACCTAGTCGACCTTGACGCCGACGCCACCCTACGCGAGAACATCCTGCTGACCCACAAAGGCATCGTCAGCCGCCTCTCAACATCAAGCCGCATGGTCCTCGGACGCATCGGCCAAGTGGACACCAAAAGCGGAAACAAAGCATGGGTCCTACAACCATTCGCACCCAACGACGAAGCCAAAGCCACCGAATGGGCTAAAAGCCACATGTCAGCACCAGCAGCAGCACCAGCAGCAGGCGACCAAGTCGCAGCAGCACAACACCTGCTCACCCAGCTAGGCGTGCAAGCAAAGCAATAACACAGACCGGGGCGAGGACGGCGCTGGGGAAACGTCGTCCGAGCCTCTCTAAAACGGGTCGGCCGGCGTGAGCTCGTCGGTTGGCCCCCTACGCACTGAGAAAACAACTTGAACCCAAACCTGCGCACCTTAATCGCGGCCGCGAAAGAATGGCACGACGCTGGTTTCTGCGTACTACCAGCAGCCGCCGACGGCACCAAACGACCAGCCACATCCTGGCGCGAATACATCAACGGCGACAAACAACGCCCAACCCTCGAACAACTTAACGACATGCTCGCCACCGGGAACTTCGACGGCATTGGCGTCATCGCAGGAGTCGCCTCCGGCAACCTCGAAATGATAGAGCTGGAAGGCCCCTTCGAACAAGCCTGCGAAGCCCTCGAATCACTCGAACGCGACGCCCAAACCTTCGGTATCAAACCACTGCTCGACGACATCATCCGAGGCAACAGCGAAATCACACCAACCGGCGGCATCCACTTCTTCTACCGCGTCACAGACGGCATCCTCAACGGCAACACCAAACTCGCCCAGAAAATAGAAGGCGACGCTATCAAAGTGATAGCAGAAACCAGAGGCCAAGGCGGCTGGGTCGTAGTCCAACCAAGCAGCGGCAAAACACACCCAAGCGGCCGCGCCTACCGAGCCCTCGACGGCTCACCAGCCACCACACCACAAATCGCAGCCAACGACCGCGACGAACTCTACCGGCTTTTCAAAACACTCGACCAGACCGTCATCATCAGCGAACCCGAGTTCAAACAACCAACAGCACCACGCGAAGGCCTCTCACCGGGCGACGACTACAACCAACGCGCCACCTGGACCGAAATCCTCGCACCAGCCGGCTGGAAATCACTCGGCCACAGCACACGCCAAGGACACCCAATCGAATACTGGCGCAGACCAGGCAAAGACGAAGGCATCAGCGCCACCACCGGCGGCCCAGGCAACCACCTCTACGTATTTTCAACCAGCACCAACCTCCCAGCCGAACAAGCCCTCAGCAAGTTCGCCGTCTACACCCACCTCACAGCATCCGGCGACTTCAGCAAAGCAGCCAAACAACTCCACAAAGACGGCTTCGGCAAACTCAACGAACCCACCGAGACCTTCACACAAATCGAAGACACCAAACCCTTCGCCTTCACCGACCTCAGCTGGATACTCACCGGCAACCCACCAGAAGTCGAACCACCAAGCTGGGGCAAACGGCGCGACGGCCTAAGCCTCTTCTACAACGCCAGAATCAACGGCATCTACGGCGACCCCGAAACCGCAAAAAGCTGGCTCGCAATGTGCACAATCGCAGAAGCCCTCTACGAAGGTTCCAAATGCGTCTACCTCGACGCCGACCACAACGGCCCCACCGAAATCACCAGCCGCTTCATGCTCCTCGGCGTAGACCGCAAACACCTCGCCAACCCAGACCTCTTCCGACTCTACGAACCAGACAGCACCACCGAACTAGGCCTCTTCGTCCAAGAGATGCTCGACTGGACACCACAGCTCGCAGTCATCGACTCAATCGGCGAAATCCTCCCGATGCTAGGGCTCAGCTCAGTCGACAACGACGACATCACCAACGCCATACGAAAGTTCCTCAAACCAATCGCCCACAAAGCCGGCGCCTGCGTCATCACAATCGACCACCTACCCAAAGACAGCGAAGCCAGAAACAGCGGCTACGCAATCGGAGGAACAGCCAAAAAACGAGCAATCGACGGCGTCTACCTATCAGCCAGCGTCAAACACTCAGTCGCACCAGGCAGAGTCGGACGGGTTATCCTCAAAGTCGAGAAAGACCGAGCAGGCAAAGTCCGAGAACACAGCCCAGCCAACCACGCAGGAATCTTCGTCCTCGACTCCACCAACCCACAAAGAATCGACTGGCACATCGAACCAGAAGAAGCAGCAGCAGACGGCGGCATCATGCCAACCAACCTCATGGAACGAGTCAGCCAGTTCCTCGAAGAATGGACCGCAGAGAAACCACCAAGCATGAACAAAATACAAAGAAGCATCAAAGGCAACGACAGAGGAATAGCCCGAGCAGTCGAAATGCTACTAGCTGAAAAAAACATCATAGAAGAAAGACACGGCCAAGCACGCCTCTTTAAACTCGTCAAACCCTACCGACAAAAAGGAAACGACACCAACCTCAGTCACTTCAGCCAACCTCAGCCCACCCTCAGCCTAGACATGGTCACAAACACTTCAGCCACTTCAGCCACCTCCCCCGTTTTACGGGGAGAGGCTGAGGTTGCGAACCCAATCAACTGCTCCATTTGTGGAGAGCGCATGGCTGAGGTTCTTATTTTAAACAACGAAACAAAACACTGGGGCTGCGGATGAGAAACAAACTACGCCTCGAATACTGCCAAAACTGCAACTCACCAATCCTCACAGGCGAGACCACCAGCCGACCAAGCTGGTACGTACGACTGGACCCAAGACCAGTCGCAGCGAGAGGCCCAGGTGTGTACTCCATTTGGACAGGCCCCACAGCTTACCCTGCGGCCGCCGAAGGGAAACCGCACCTGGTCCTTCACGACTGCAAAAACCCCTGCCCTTATTTCGAACTACCGGCAACAATAAAAGAAGACTTGGCAACCACCTGGTGACCAAGGAAGGAGAGAAAATGAAGATAGAAGCAGGTACCCTCTCAGTCGTCGTGGGAGGACAGTTCGGAAGCGAAGGCAAAGGAGCCATCGCCGGCTGGTTAACCTCGGACAAAATCGAGCAACCAGAAGGCGGCGACGTGCTTTGCATCAGAGTCGCAGGACCAAACGCCGGCCACACGGTGATGGGTCGCGGCCCAAACGGTGAGGAAGAAGGCACCTACCCATGGCGCCTTCGCAGCGTACCAGTCGCAGCAGTGACAAACGAGAACGCTATCCTTGCAATCGCAGCAGGTTCAGAGATTGACATGGAAGTTCTCACTTCAGAACTGACAGCGCTTGACGCAGCAGGCTACAACGCCACCGGTCGACTTAACATCGACGGCCAGGCCACAATGCTGACAGATGAACATAAAGAAGCAGAGTACCAAGCTGGTCTGACCGAGAAGCTCGGTTCTACCGGTAAAGGTATCGGGGCAGCCAGAGCAGCACGCATCATGCGCAAAGCGACACTCGCACACAGCGAACTAAAAGACACGATTAACGTTGAGTCTTTAATCCGCCAAGTGCTACCAACTGGCCACGTGGTTATCGAAGGCACACAGGGCTACGGCTTAGGGCTACATGCAGGGCACTACCCTCAATGCACCTCAAGCAACACCCGTGCGATTGATTTCTGCGCAATGGCAGGCGCCCACCCACTGGGCTCTTGGACTCGCGACTTCAAAGTCTGGGTCACGCTGCGCACGTTCCCAATCCGCGTGGCAGGCAACTCTGGACCACTAGAAGACGAGACCACCTGGGACGCTTTAGGTCTTTCACCTGAACTGACCACAGTCACCCAAAAGGTCAGACGTGTCGGGATGTTCGACTACGACTTGGCCGCAGCAGCAGTGAGAGGCAACGGCGGACCAGCTGTCTGCGACATCGCGCTGACCATGTTCGACTACGTCTTCCCTGAATACAAACACCGCCACGGCTGGTTGTATTTTAAGAATCTTTCTGATGACGCCCAGACCTACATCAGCGAAATCGAAGACCAAACCGGCGCCACCGTCCGTCTACTCGGCACCAGCCCAAACACCGTGCTCGAGGTGATAGCGTGACCTCAAAGCCAAAAAAAGACACCTTGGCGCTCGAAGCTTGGTGGCGTGACGATACCGAGCAAGAACTAGCCGGTGTGATGCCAAAAGCAATCGAATACGGCTCAAGCGACCTAAAACTGATGGGCCAAGCGATGTTGATGTTCATGCCACAGTGCGAACACAAAGTCGACCCAGAGGAACTGGCAATCGCTTTCTACGCCCTGGGAAAGACAGCACGCCTAATCGGCGCCTACGTTGACGGCCGTGTCCCAAGCGAAGACACCTGGCACGACCTCGCAGTCTACGCCAAAATGGCGAAGCGCGTAAGGGCGGTGGGACAATGGCCAGGCCCAACCGCATAACCCACACGCCAATCGTCTACCTGGCTTCACCGATAGACAACGGCGTGCTCTCAGGTGTGGACAAAGTCCGGGAGTTGTTGGTGCAGGACGGCTACGCCGTTTACTGGCCTCAACAAGCTTGGCAGGTCCACCCAGGCGCTATCCCGACCGAGTCACTGCAAGCGGCCAACCTGGCTGTGCTTGACATGGCTGACGGGATGATTGCTTGTCTGAAACCGGACAAGCTGAGCGTCGGCACCGTGCTTGAAATCATCGAGGCTCGGATGAAAGACATCCCGGTCATCGTGTGGGGCCAGATGAACCACAGTTGGGCGCTTGCCTACCTGAACGTCGAGTCCTACGCTGACCTACGCGACGCAGTTCGCCGATTGGAGGAGTTAGTTAATGACAGACTTGACTAAGGCCATGCAGTTTATTGGGAACGCCCCGACCAGGGCGTACGCCGATGACGCAGGGTTTGACCTTTACGTCGAAGGTGATTGGGCGATAGAGCCGTTCTCTTTTGTCGATGTCGACTTAAAATGTCGCATCAAGACACCAGAGGGCACTTGGGCTCTGTTGATTAGTAGGTCAAGCACTTTGCGCAAAAGAGGGCTCATGGTAGCGACTGGGGTTATCGACCCAGGCTACACCGGGCCACTTTTTGCCGGTGTCTTTAACTTGACCAAGGAGACAGTGCACGTCCCCCATGGAGACCGACTTGCTCAGTTAATTCTTTTCGACAACGTATCCGAGCGCTACACCCCTGAAGCAGTTGAAGAACTGCCAGAGACAGGGCGAGGCGCAAACGGCTTCGGGAGTTCAGGGAATTAAAATGGAAACCGTCATCGCGTCAAGCTGCACAAGCTGCCACAAGTCATGCGAACCTAACTGGTTCCTATGCAGGCGTTGCCAAAAGCACCTAGCCAAACATCTTGACGCGATACCCAACCTGCACCGTTTCCTAATCAACCACCCAGAGACTCATGTCCGTGTGGCTTTAACAGAGTCACGCCGTGGTTCATCTTTCGGCCCACCAGCACCCGTCGACTTGGACGTCCTCGGCTTGCTACACCCGAAGACCGATGCCAGGGCTGTGGCCTTGCGCTGGTTGAAAAAAGTGCAGAACCAAGCAGGCTTGGCAATCTCAGCAGGTTCAGCCCAGCAAGTTTGCCGCGGCCTTAAGCAGCAACTGCCTTGGATAGCAGAGCATTTTGAAGAAGCCGCCCAGTTAAAGAAAGAACTGACTGCCGAGTACCAGAAGCTGGAGCGAGTTGTGCACGGCGAGCGCAAACCACCAAGGCCAGTGCCATGCCCGGTTGTGCTACCAGAGACAGGGGCCTGCACCGGGCGTCTGTTCTTACACAAGGACGGCACTGTCAGCTGTAAAATCTGCGGCTCAGTCTGGGAATACGAGAATTGGGCACGCCTAGGGAGGCTCATGCAATGACAACAATCATCGGAGTTCAGACAGACCGAGGCTGTCTGCTAGCAGCAGACTCTAGGGTCACCACAGACAAAGGCCGACCAGCCCAACACCTCTCAGTATCTAAAATCTCTAAAATCGGTCGCTATTTGGTAGCCGGTGCAGGTATGGCTCAACCCTGCGACGTTATTCAACACTGTTGGAAACCACCCTCAATCTCAAAAGCAGCCAACAAAGACCCCTTTCATTTTGCTGTCACCGAGCTGATTCCCTCTCTGCGCGAACTGCTTAACACCCACCAGGTCGCTGTTAAAAGCGAAGAAGACGGGTTCGAACTGCTTGTCGCCTTCCGGGGTCGACTGGTCGAAATCGACTCAGATTTTAACGTCTCCATGAGAGATGACGGTATCTATGGCCTGGGCTCAGGGTCAGACTTTGCTATAGGGGCGCTGTTAGCTGGGGCAACCTGGAAACGAGCGCTCCAAATCGCGGCCGCTAACGACGTCAACACCGGACCGCCGTTCCATGTCGTGCGTCAGATGATGGACTAGATACCTTGCTTATGGTACAATGGAATTGTAGTCGTACACCTATGCCTGCGTGTCGTTATAAGGCTAGTCGTGTTTAATAAGCCCTGCCTAGACTGTGGCCGTCTCTCAAAGTCATCCCGTTGCCCCGTTTGCCTTGCGAAATCGCGTGAACATTACAAAGGTTCATACGCTCGCCGAGCGCAGCTGGTGCGTGCTTCTGCTCAAGCTTGTTGGCTATGCCACCAAGGCTTTCGCGCTGATGACCCTTGGGTAGCCGACCATGTTTACCCGGGCGAAATCGACTCCCCGCTACTCCCGGCCCACCGGTCGTGCAACGCTGCACGTGCAAACCAAGGTCGAGGAGCTTAAGGATGTATCTGGATATGTATGCACATAAATCCAAAAGTGGGTCGAAATCTGGGAATCTTACGGGGGGAGCGTAC